CAATCTCGATGTGAATTCGGCCACCCTCAAATTGGCCGAAAGCCGGTCGCAGCTCGGCGTCGTGGCCTCGGCCGCCCTGCCCGCGATCAACGGCGATGCATCCTATCAGCGCGAACTCTTCAGCCAGAATGGACTCGTGAGCTTGGGCAACCAACTTGGTCCGCCGGGCACGTCATTCGTGGTGCCGCCCATTAGCATTTACCAACCGGGGTTCGACGCCTCTTGGGAGCTCGACCTCTGGGGCCGCGTCAGACGCCAGATCGAGGCCGCCGGTGCGCAGGTCGAAGCCGCCGAAAATCAGCGCCGTGACATGCTTGTCTCGACCTTGGCCGAACTTGCCCGCGATTATATCCAGTTGCGGGGAGTCCAGGCCCAGATCGCGATTTCAAACGAAAACCTCAAGACCACCAACGACATCCTGCAGCTGACGAAGACCCGCGCGGCAAGGGGGCTGACGAGCCAGCTCGACGTCGAAAACGCGGCGGCGGAAGCGGCGAGCATCAGGGCTCAGCTGCCCAGTTTGGAAAACCAAGAATCAATGGAGATCAACGCCCTAGGCCTACTTCTCGACGAGCCTCCGGGGTCGCTCCGGAGCGAACTCGCGCGCGCAAAACGAGTACCGCCGGCGCCCCCACGCGTGCCGCTCGGAATAGCATCCGAACTCGCGCGCCGGCGGCCTGACATCCGCGCGGCGGAAGCGCAGCTTCACGCGGCGACTGCCGATATCGGCGTCGCGGTGGCCGATTTTTATCCAAGCGTGAAGTTGAATGGCAACGTTGGATTCAACGCGCTCGATTTAAAGAATCTTTGGAAGGGGAGTTCGCTGCAATATGTGTTTGGGCCGAGTCTGTCGATCCCAATTTTCGACGGCGGCCGCCTCAAATCGACCTTGCAGCTGCGCGAGATCCAACAACAGGAAGCGGCCATTGCCTATCACAAGACAGTGCTTCAGGCTTGGCACGAAGTTGTCAATGCGCTGGTTGCTTATCGCACCGAACAGCAGCGCCGCACGCGCTTGAAGGATCAGGTCGACCATTCCCGCCAGGCGCTGGCTCTTTCCCGGACGCGTTACGATACTGGAGTTGCGGATTTTATCTCCGTCCTCGACGCTGAACGCACCTTGTTGCAGGCGCAGCTGCAACATGCGCAAAGCACCACCAATGTCTCGACGAACCTGGTGCAACTCTACAAGGCGCTTGGCGGTGGCTGGGAGCAAACTTTTCCAGAGGAACCCGCAATTCGCGTCGTAAATCTTCAATCGATTCAATGAGCGCGCTTGTTTTTTGCGGACCAGCTTCGCGGAGCGCTCCACTGGAAGATCAGAGGGATTTTCCTGAAAGCATATAGACCATTATCCCGGTGATGAGCGGCAGGATGGTCGCCGCAAACAGCAGTCCGCCAAACATCTTTGCCTGGGCGCTTTCAATCCGCCCGAAACGTGACTCGTACGTTTTGGCCTGTTCCGCTGACGCTTGCAATGATCCCAAGGCCGTTGCTTCGCGTGCCTCAGAAACGGTGCCTAATGAGACCTGTATCTCTCGTCTGAGCACCGCCAATTCGTCAGCACTGCGCTGCGTAAAAGTCTCGAACGCCTCCCGGCTGATGAATGTCCGCTCCTTCTCGCGGGCCAGCTCGTGATAGTGGTTCAAGACCTCAAGACGCCGCGACATTTCAGCGGCCTCCAGGACTATCGCCTTATCCATTGCGGCGAAGCGCTGCTCGTGCAGCTCTTTCAGCGTTTCGATTGTATGGGTCATTTAGGCTGCTCCGTGACGCGCGCGCATGTGCGCCGCGTAAGTCATGCCGTTCCAACGTTTGCGGCGACGGCGGCCGTCGCCGCAAACCACGTCGTTCTTGGCGATGGTGTACGCAAATTTCTCGACTCCTCCGCGTCCATTTATTTCCTCCCGAGCCAAGACGCGACGCTAAAGGTTGCCGCCCGCGCTGCGCGGCGCGATTTCATGAACGGTGAACGATTGCACGCCGGCGATCGGCTGGCGCGCCGCTAGGAGATTCAGAACCGTCATCGAAATTCCAAGAACGATAAGAATAACGCCGATCACGTCGATAATTTTCATGATATGACTTCTCTCGTTAATTCATGAAGTAAACCAACGAATGCTAGAGGTATTGGTGTTAGAAATTCATCGACAAGCCCATGTTTGCTATTTATCGAGTCTAGCCAAAGGCCAATAATCGCGAATGATGCTATTACACAAAGATGCTGCATCATATCTTTGTCTCCACTGGTCTAATCCCAAGCTCGCTTATTGCCTTTTGCGCCATTACCAGATCCTGATCCTTTGTGTCGGCTTCCTTTTCAGCAAGTTCGACTTCCGCGACAGCCGCTTTTATTTTTTGCCCTCACGTTGCGCCTTGATGGCGGCTACCGCGGCGCTTAGAGCATCGGCGCGCCGGCTCTGGCAGAGTTGAAAACTCCCATCCGGATTGAGCTTGTGTCTCGGATCATCGGCCCATGATTGAGTCACGAATCCGCCGCGACCGTCCGCGACAACAGGACCGCGGCCGGCCGTCATCTTGTTGATGAGCAAGAAGACCTCGACCCCCTTCTTGACCATGGCGGCGGGAGGGAAAACAAGCCCGAGCTCGGCGAGTATGCTTTCGGCAAACGCGACATGCTTGTCGTATTTCCCGCTCGCGAGCCCGGCAAGGAGCGCCGCAGCCATGGCGGAGAGCGTCGCGGCGTGTTGTTCCACATCGGCAACGGTCAGGGGGCGATCCGGCATTATTGCGCGGTAGCCGGATGCGCGACTGGAACTGGAACGGCGGCGACAGCGGAAGTGAGTTCCGTTTCCGAGTTTTTTATCGCAATCAAAACGGCCGCCTGATCGGCGATGATAGTATCGAGCACGGCTGCGTGCCCGGCGGCGCCGGTCGCCGCGAGATCGCTAAGCGCCTTATGTACCGATGTCGCCAAGGACGTCACCGCCGCCTTGATTTCCTCGTTTTGCTTTTTTACGTCTTCGATGTTCGCCATGATGTCCCTGTGCCTTTGTGCTTCGATGCCGAAATAATCGCGCACCGTTTGTTGAAAGTCTTGGAACTCTTCGCCGGTCATTACGCGCGAACCCGCCCCTTGGCTTCCGCCGTCGCGGGGACTGTGCCGCCCGTGACGGCCTTGTCCTTTGCCTGAATCAGGCCGATGCCAGCAGACACGGCGGCGAAAATAACGCCCAATTGCGTCGAGTCCGGCAATTGGCCGATAGAAATGGAGTGAGCAATCCCGGCCGCTGCGCCTAAAAGCGCGCCGATGCCGGAAAGGCTCGTCTGCCAATTTGGTCCTAGCATTGTCTGGGTCCTTTCGATGATCGCTGCCTCCCGAGCTCTTGTCGAGGGGTCGGCGGCTTCTGGTTTTTGCAAAGCGGGGAGTGCGGGGATCGCGCCAAGCTTTCCAAATTCGGCGATGGCTCTGTCAAAGATGGCAATTTCGGCGTCGCTTTCCGCGAGATACGCCGCGCGCTCGGCAAGCCGAGTTGCTCGCATTGCCTCGAGATTATCGAGCGCCGCAGCGATCCGGCCGGCGGCGGAAGCCGATAGTGGCGGTCTCTCTGGCGCGGGGAGGCGTTGAGGATTGGGCGGCGGCGCTTGCGGCGCCGGAACTTGGGGAACCGGCGTCGGCGGGGCTGTCTGTGGCGCCGCCGGGCCGGTCTTGATTTCGCTAGCGCGGTCTTTCAGTTCTTTCGCTCGCGCCGCGACGGCTTCGGCGTGGGCTATGCGATTTTCAACGTTTGCCGTCGCTGCCTTCGGTCGCTCGTACACCCAGCAGAAGTTGGCCGTGAGATTCGCGATAGACCTCGCGCCGGTCGTCAATTGCTGATAGAGGGTGGCGTACCTCTCGTTCGTCCGAAGCTCGTAGACCACAAAATCGCATTGGGTCCCGAGATCGTTCAGAAGCGAACCCTTCGGCACGCCGAGTTTCGCTTCCGCGCGTCCGATGAACGCAATGCAGGCCGTCTTCCGGTCGCCGAGCCATTCCTCGAACCCGCCGGATTTTAACGGTTCCGCAACGCCCCCGGACCAATCCGGATGCGCCCGGAACATGGTGGCGACGAGAAACTCGCCCGATTCCTGGCATCCGTTCCCGACCGGGGCCGCCGCGCCGTTCTCCGTGAAGCCCGCCGCGACAAAATGATTGTACGCGGCGAGCATGGGCGCGGTGACATGAACTTGCATTTCATCGCCTCGTATGGAGTTCGCAATAGCCGGGCGCCGGGTGCTTGATCCCCTCGCAGGACGTGTCGGACATGATCTTGTCCGGCGATCTATTCGGCGGCGTCCAAGTCAGCCATGCCCAAACGGCGGGGAGCACGAGCGAACCCACGCAGACCCACCAGTATTCCGGCCAGAAGCCGCGATATTGGGAGATGGATTTCGCCGCCGCGCGATCTAAGCCGCCGGGATCGACTGGGACGTCGGGCAGGCCCATTATCGTCCTCCCGCCGATTGCGGCTTGGCGTGTGATTTCCGCTATGTTTTGTGGTGAGCGGTCGCGTGGAAAGCGGACATCGGGGCGATGCTCGCAGACATCGCCTGGCTGATAGACGGGTTGCTCCCGTAAGGCGGCGTCCGTGACCGCTCGCGCTTGTCACGGATCGGCAAGGTTATGCTCGCGGCTTTGAGGGCAAGAATGATGGAGCTAGAAAACTATCTCCCGCGGGCTTTGTCGGCAGCTATACGGGGAGGGACCGTCGAAGGGGGTCAGCGCGCCCAATATTCGAGCATATCTTTTGCGTTGAACAACAAACTGAGCGCAACGGCCATCATCTTAAAGGCATATGGGGATCCGGGGGAAAAGCAAAATATCGAGCCGAATCTGCATGTCCGAAGGATGCGAACTGTCGATGCGGCGACAACTGCAAAGAAATATGGCGGCCCGCTCACGCACTTCGCGAGTAATTGTCGCGCCGGTATTCAAATCTATATTGCCGGAACTCGCCCAACCGGCGGGGCGCCCGTAATAAGCGGCAAGATGGCGCAAAAACCCTGCCAGTTCTCATTTACGTCCTCGCGCAGGAACGCGCGAGGACATCTTTCATTTTAATTTCGCCTTTTGGCTTGGTTTTGGATAATGACCAAACGCTCTACGGTGCGCCGGCGTCATACCGTGCTTTCGCAGGAAGGGTGTAGATTGCGCCTGTCGCAGGATCAACCCATGGCCATGGGTTGTTTCCGAAGAAAGCAGGCTTCGAGGTCAAGTACAGCGAGTTTGGTATGGCAAACCCCCCAGGCGTATTGTGCCAGCGCTGCGAATTCGTGAGAAAGTCATAGTTGCCGTCGCGGATGACCGTCGCTAGGACTTGCGGGTCCGGAACCATGCCCCATCTCCCGGAATCGTAACCAAGCTCCCAAATGTCGTTAACCCCCCAATTCGCGGCAGTTCCCGTGCAGTTATTTCCGTTGGGATCGCAGGTCATGGACGGGTCGGTGTACCTCCACCCTGTCATCTGCCCAGGCCGGCCAAGGATGTTCCCGATGAAGGAATCCCACCAGGACCCATAGGCGAGGCCGAAGGCGCGCATATTCCCCGCGTCGGTAAAGTCTCGGCGTTGCCCGGTAACCCAGTTGCGGAAGAAGGTGAGGTAAATGGCGTTGCCATGGGTGTAGTCGCTGTCGCCGTTATGAGCGGCGTTCCCTTCGAACAACACGTGGTGCGGCCCGGCCATGTGCGAGGCGTTCAAGCCAACTTCCACCCAGGTGGGCGAATAGAAATCCCACGAGTCGTCCGCATAGTTGTAGGCCACGACGCTCCCGGACCCGGAAGAGCGCATGACCATGTCCTTGCACGTGTCGAGGATGATATTGTTCTCGATCAAAGCCTCGGACGTGCCATTGGCGAAACTGATGGCGTACCCTGCTCCTCCCGGCTGAGGCCAGGAACCGGTGTGAAGATAGGAGTCGCGCAGTTCGACACGGAAGGAATTGTCGATGGCGACGCCCTCGCCCGTCCACTGGGTCACCTCGACGCCCTTCGCCCATGAGTAAGCGGCGGCCTCGAAGCGCAGACCCCCGTTCGCTCCTCCGTACAAGCTCAGATTTTCCACGCCCGCGTTGGTCACGTGGATGCTGTTTCCTCCCGAATGACTCCCACTCAAGGTATAGCGCGTGAGCTGTGCCGTATGGCCCGTTCGATATCCGAGGGTGAGCGGCGAGGTAAAGGTGATCGTATTTCCTGAAACAGAGGCGACTTCCTTTATTTCGTTGGTTGGCCGGTCTTGCCGGCTGAACCAGGACATGGCAGCGGGAGGCACGCCCGGCGTCGTATCGTAGGGTCCCGATGAATTTGAGTTACTGCTGTCGTCTTGAAACTGTTGTGTCGGATAGTGCATGGCCCAGGCGACCCTATCCCCTTGCCACACAGACGGCGGGCACGGAGTAGGAACGAGATTGTCGGAGCAACCAAATCCTGGCGGCACGGGTTGCCACGAAGCCCCGGACAATTCGTCAAGCAAAACAAATTGCCCGGCGGCGAAGTTCGCGGCATTTGCGATCGTGACGGAATACGCTCCTTGCTGGCCGTTGGCGGTCAAACTTTGCGAGGTCGAATCGTCCTCGCTAGGATATCGCGAGGGGCCGACAATAACGACGGGCTGCACGTCCGGGGCATACGACATCGAGATCGTTGTCGAAGCGACGGACTGCCCGCCCGGCGTAACCGAGTAGGTGCCGACGCCTCCGGTCGTTCCGCTCAATTGCGCGACAACCGACGTGCCGGTGATGACGTTGGTTCCAGAGATGTTGTCTGCAGGGGCCAGCGCGCCGGACCCCACCGCCGCAATCGTCATGACGTTGCCGGAAATCGACCCGGTGAACGACCCCGTCGAAAACGGCGCCTCCGGCGTGTGGATACCGTTGGTCCCCGATACCACCGTCGAGAGCCGCCCATGGGCCCCGTTCGCCTTGTTGAGGATCGTGACGCCCTTGCCGGACCCGCGAAGCGTAATCGAAGAGTGTATCAACACTAAATTATTTACGATGAATGTTCCCGGATTAAGAAAGACCACCTGTCCCGCCGGACAGGCATTGACTTGTGCCTGGATCGCGGCCGAATCGTCGCTCCCGCTTGGCGAAAGAGTCGCGCAAATGGTAGTGCGGTTAGGAACCCCGCGCTTGGACATCATGCCAGGATTCCAAGCGAAATTCCGGTCTGGCGGAATTATCTGCGTGGATTTCTTTGACAGAACAATCATTTCGTTTTGCGACGGCGAGAAAGCAAGCGCAAGCGAGGCGAAGACAAGGAAGGCAGAAGCGCCAAGAAGAAACTTTTTCAATTCAGCACCTCAGCTGTAAGGGTGAACGTCTGGCCGGAGACCGGAGTTGCAGCCGAAAGAATCTGGAGATCCCAGAATATCGCCGTGCCGGAACCGAGCTTGATCGCCATTTCGTTCGCGCTTGTCAGACCGCCGCTGCCAATAGCACCGTCTCCAAATTGTTGCAAAGAAGGGATCAAAAAGTTGGCCAGCCACGCTGCACTTCCTGTCGCAGGCGCATAGGCCCCGCCGTCGCCGTTCGTCTACGTCGGCGCTGCGCTCCATAGATTTATGGAAAGGTTGACGCCGCCCCAGCCAGACGTTGCGCTCGTACGAAGTCTAAGGCGTGCATTGATCGCGCCGCCCGCGGAAATAGCAATTGCGAACGACGGAACCACTACGGACCCTGCCGTCGTGCTGCTCGCGATCAATTGGTTCGCGGCATAGTCCGCCGTATTTGCTGGGCGCGTGAGCGTTGACGCGGGATTAGTGATCGCCCCGCCGGAAAACGCGTTGACGGAGACACCGCTCTGATCGGACGCAATCGCCACGGGAAGGCTATTCGCCATGGTCGTTTGCCCGGCGTTCGGAAGAGTATTGATCGTTAGTCCAGAACCCTGTGTAATTGTCGCTGTTGGGAAGGCCATAAAAGTTCTCCTATGCTGCAATAGCGCTGATAAGCCCGCTATTGGATGGTTGACTAAAATCGAGAATGCCACCGCCGGCTGCTGTAACCGCACTTGTGGCCGTGCTCGTCGCTGGCGTGCTGGGGCCTACCGCGTTCGTGGCGATGACGGAGACCGTCAGCGTGTGACCAAGATTCGCGGAGGTAGGCACATAGGCGCTCGCGGTTGCGCCGCCGATTGGACCGGTTGCGCTATCGCTCCACTGGTAAGCAAAAGAGGTAGGCGAATTCGTCCAGCCTCCTGTCGAAGCCGAAAGCGTTTGGCCGATCTGTGCGGTTCCGCCGATTGTGGGCAAAGCTGTGTTGACCGGGACCGGGATCGCTGGAAGGACGGTATTTGTCGCTGCGCTCTGGGCCAGCGCGCTCGGTCCTCCTGAATTCACGGCCACGACGAAAAACACGAGCACAAATCCCACGTCCGCGGCTTTCGGAACATAGGTCAGCCCAGTCGCCCCTGGAATTAATCCAATTGAGCTATTCGCCCATTGGCTGAAGTAGCTGGTCGGGCTATGGGTCCAAGTCCCGATCGTCGCCGTTAAGACGTCGCCGACCTGCGCCGTCCGGAGATCGTCGGGGGGATAGTATTTGTCGGGATAATATCGATGACGGCGGCAGTTGACGGGCTGGCGGCCGCAACCGTAACTGTAATTTTATTGCCAACATCGGCGGCTAAGGGGACATAGGTCGAGCGTGCCGTTCAATGCGGCCGAGGCATGCATGTTATTCACGACGATCGTCGCCAAACAGGCGGCGGGCGTCACGAGGCCGACCATTGGAAGCCCGGCGCTATTCGATCCATTCGCAAGCGACACAAAAACCGTGTCGGCCGCCGCGATGGCCGAGTTCGTGAGGGTCAAGGTGTAAGCCGCCCCAGGGGGCGTTGTAAGCGATTCAGTCGTGATCTTGCCGGAGGCCTTGTTAAGAGTCGCGGCGCCAGCTGCAGCGGTCGCCGTCTTGGTTCCGGTGTCGAGCTGGAATGTCGCGGTTGTTGTCTTTCCGGAGGTTACGATAGGGCCGAGGGTCTGTATGATCGCGGTTGCATCGTTGACATATATTGTCCATTTTGCCGCAGTTATTGACGGGTTGTTGGCGAAATAATAGCCATATACCGCCGTCGTGATGGTCTGCGACGATAACGTGCCGAACTGATACCCTATATAAATAGGAATCGTTCCTAAATTATTTTCTACATTTACCCCGTAACCAATCGCCGCTGAAATCGTTCCATTGTTACTTGCGAGATCGGAATACACACCGTACCACGTACTAAGCGTACCAAAATTAGAATCGAGATTAGCGTCTAGACTGATCGCGGTTGTAATTGCCGAGGTCGCGGTCGAATTATCTATCTTTCCTTCTGTCCCAATGGCAAGCCCGATGGGAGTCGTCGTATTATTGTTTGTGACGCGGCCGAGCGCTCCGATCACATGTCCGGTGCCGGTGATCGCGGGGGCGCCATCCGGGTAGATAATCTGTCCATACACGGCGGGGTAAACCGCCGCCGCAGGCGGTTGCGGGTTTACCGTGGCCGCCACATGCAAGATATCCGCGATCCCGCTTGTGGCCGTAACAGTGGGCGAGCTGAGAGGAGGCAGCACTGGCAGGGCCGTCCACCCGTTCGCCTGCAAGACCGCCGCGTCGAAGTCCGGCACCGGGATTTGACTACCTAGCGGCGAGGAATAGGTGCGGCCATCGACTGTAATGCTGTTATTGCCGAACAGCGGCGGGATCATTTGCATGGTTGCCATTCGATGTGTCCTTGGAAAAATCCGCCACGCAGAAGATGGGCTTGAGCTCGTGCCGGTCTTAGGAGGCAGGCGGGTTAAGCAAAATATAGTTGAGCTGGATGCGCACGGCCCCGGCGGTGAAGTTCCCGCCAACGGCAGTCAAGGTCACCGTGACGCTCGCATATTGGCCGTTCCGCGCGCCGAGGATGCCGCTATTCGTTGTCCCGGCCGTCAGCCCGAGCGTATCCCCGAATTCATTGGCCGTGCCGCCTGTCCGGTCGATTTTGAAACTGGTCGCGGTGCCCGTTATCGCAGTCGTCACGCGCATCGAGACGCCGAGAACCAGACACGGATTCGGGAAGGTGATCGTCGAGACCTTCGTCGCGCCGGATAGCCCCGTCAGAAGCTCTTCCTGGCAGCCAAAGGCGATGCTTCCCCCGTGCGGAACATTTGTCGCGTCCCTGGCGAACGCAGTCGCGGCTCTAAACCCGCCGTTGGTCGCGCCGTCCTGCACGAACAACTCATGCGTGTCGGTGCTGATAAAGACCTCGCCCGCCGCGCCATGGTTGGCGAGGACGTTGGCGAGAGTGTCGCGCCGAAGTTGAACCTGAACCGACACAGGCTATTTCCTTTCTTTGGGCTTTTATGATATGGCTCGTGCATGAGCGGTGGCATGGAGCGCGGCGATGCGCATCGCCCGGGGCCATGCGGCAAGACCGATAGCCTTGAAGAAAATTCGGAGTCCCATCACTTCAACAGCCGGGGTAGCGTCCGGCCCGCTCATATCTTAACCCCTACGGAATGCCCTGCCCGAGATCGATGGATGCGAGAAGCACGCCGTCGGTGACGATGCCCCATTGGTCGGTTTCCGTGACCGCATGGGTCACCAGGTCGAAATCGATGTTCTGCCCCAGCTTCAGTGTCTTCGAAACCGGTCCTAGCGGCGAGCCGACCCCGCTCGGCGTGTAGGCGTAGACCGCGCACTCCGACAAATCCTCGACCGAGCGGCCGAAGATGTTAAAACTCTGGAATTTCATGTAGAGCGGGATGCCGATGAACGCCGCCGGCAGCGGGTATTGGAAGATCGCGTTGTCGACGCGGGCGAACGCCGCGCCGTTGGCATGCGCGGCGGCCGCCGTGCCGTAGAAGGCGCGCACGATCCCCGTCAAGGAATAGGCATTCGGCGGCGGCGGCGCGAGGAGCGTCGCTCCTTGGTAGGCGATCAGTTCGTTGTCGACGAGGCAGAGCGTGATGCCGTTTTGCGCGTCCGCCGCCGTGCCGCTTAACAGCTGGCCGCCGCTTTCCTCGAGGTTTACCGAGAGCGTCGTATCGGTTGGCGACATGGACGTCGTCGTGACACCCCCTGGCGGGCCGGCGCCGAGACCTGTCCCACCTTGCCGTAGGTCGTGCCATCGGTCGAAATCCAGACGAAAGCGCCGCCCCAATTCGGGTCGGCGGTGCCGATCGCCCCTTCCGGCGTCGCGATGCCGCTGGTGGCGAGAGTGGCGTTGGTCACCGTCAGGAACGCGGGAAGGAAGGAGGGGTCCTGCGCCGTTCCCGCCGCCGGATCGGACCACGAGAGCTGCTGCCCCCAAAGGTAAATTCCGTCGCCCGCGACCCCGAGATAAGAGATGGTCCCGACCGGGTTCTCGATCAGAACATAGACGGTTGGCGTTCCCGCCGCGGCCATCGGCGCGGTAATGGTGAGCTGATACCAGAACGGGGCGACGGCGGTGACGGCCGCGATGCTGACGCTGGCAATGCCCGGATCAGGGGTTCCCGCCGTGCCAGCCGAAAGGTCGAAATCGCAGCCGATGTTGGCCACGCCGTTGAAGACGTTCAACCGGCAGGCGGTGCGTTGAACGGTCGCCTGAACATAGATCGAAAACGAAACGGACGCGCCGAGCGCCAGGGACGCGGTATAGGCCTGGCTCGTGAAGTGGCGGGCGGAGACGGCGGTCTCCATCAGGCTATAGACCGGGGCGAGGCCGCCGGACACGGCCGCGAAGACATTCGCGATGTTGTTGGTCAGCGCGGCCGGCGGCTCGAAGATCACCGGCGGATTGACCCGCGAGGGCACGGCCGCCTGGTTCGTCGAATTGGGATTCTTCGTCTGAATAGGATATTGGACGGCGGTCGCCGTCCCCGCTGGAAATTCCTCAGCCGTCGCGGCGAGGACGCCGGCGTCGTCTTCCTCGACCGCCGTGATCCGGACCGCCACATTGTTCAAGCAGAGGCCCGTATCCGTGACGGTCACGAGGTCCATCGGTTCGAGCAGGCAATATTCGAACGAAAGCTTGAAATGGTAGGTGTTGCGGATATAGAGGCCGCGCTGAAGGATCAATTGCGCGGCTTTTTGGGCGATATAGGGGTCGCAAAATTCCGATGCGGAGACCTCGGGCGCGACGCGAAGCCCGTACAGTTCGATCGCATTCTGGTCCCACACATCGACCGGCATCGCGTTGTAGTTGTCCCACCGCTGCGCGGCGTTCAACCTCTGCCAATTGAAGGACGCGTAGGGGTCGGAGCGCTCGACCTCCAGCGGGTCCTTGCCGTCCTCGTGAACGAAATCGTCGTCGGCAAGGTTATAGAGCGGCGCGACATTTGGAACGAACGTCCTGCCGCCTCCGGTAAGGGACGAGTCGCCGTAGGGAATAAATTTCAGCTTGCCGCCGGACCAGACCGCCGCCGTGTTGGTGAGCTGGAGCCAGCGGGCGAGAATCGAATTCGCCGCCTCCTGGTTGATCAGCGCCGGGCTGAAGGCAAGCGATAAGGCCCGGCAATCATTCTGGTAGGACGAATCCCAAACCGTCGCGGTGTGGACGCCCGATTGCGATCCGGACGTGGCGATCGCCGCGCCGCCGGGAATAGCGGAAACCTCGAACGTGTTGGCGGCGGCGGCGAGGACATAATAGACGGCGGCGACCGTCAATCCCGTGGGAAGCGTCCCGGTCGTCGAAAAGACGACCGCCTGGTTGTTCGATAGCGCATTGGCCGTCCACGTCACGACGCCGGGCGAGGCAATGGAAATCGTCACGGTCGAGGAACGGGACTGGGACAGCAGCGTCGTGGCGTCGATGCTCGCCGCCGGGAAGCCGACGCCATATTGCGAATTGGTGAGGAAATCCTGGACCACCAGCGCCGGGTCGGCGTCGAATCCGTTGAGCAGTGCGGAATTGTTGAGCGGGCCGAAGACCTCGCATGAGAACTGCGGCAGGACCGGAGAAGAGCCAAGATCGTAATTGTTCGCCGCGATATAGGCGAGACCATTGTAGCCGAGCGATTGCTGGCCGTATTTCGCGAGATACGGCCACGGCGGCTGGCTTGGCTCGCCATAGCGCGCAAAGGTGATTCCGGTGCCCCAGAAATCGCCGTAGATGCTTTGCCCGACCCAGATCCGGCCGAATCCGGCGACCGGCCCCTCGCACACGCCCATCGCGAAGTCGGAAAAATATTCGTAGCCGGTCACTTGCTGACCGCCGCCGCCCTTGCCGCCGGACTTTTGCGTTTGTGGCGTCGAATAAAATCCTCCCGTCCATATGACGTTCGGCGAAACCTTTGTCGTGCCCCAGAGCAGGGTGATCGGAACCGCGTTGCTCGAGGTCTGGATTTGCAGCCCGGTGTATTGCGGCACCGCGCTCGGGCTGTTGCTTTTCGACCGGAGAAAGCCCATTCAAGCAGCCGCCCAATAAGAGAAAAATCTTGGCCGCCGCGCGGGCGCCGAAAGCAGGATATTGCTGCTGACATCTTCCTCGAGCACGAACCCGGCCGGTTGAAAGGCATGCACGATGGTCAGCGGGCTCGCGTTCGTCACGATGCCCCCATGCGCGTAGCAGCGGCCGTAGCGGAACACCATCACGTCGCCGGGGAGCGGGGATTCCACTTCTTTCGTCCGGTCGAAGATGAACCCGAGATAGCGCTCCTCGCTCCGGTGCAGATACCAATCGTCGGCGTAGGGGCGCGGATCGAACGGGTCACAGAGCCCGGTATCGACAAAAACGCGAACGAGCAGCATCCCGCAATCGACGCCGGCGCCCTTGACGTCGCCTTGCGGGTGATAGGGGGTCCCGCTCCAAGAGCGCGCTTCCCACACGACATGGCGGCGCTGGTTATCCTCAAGGCTCATGGCGTTTCGGGGCAAGCGCCGCCGGACGCTCTACACATTTTGGCGCTAAGTCCGCTGGCAGCTCGCGAGAAAATGTCTCGACGATGATTTTATCTTGTTCGCAACGCGCCATCTCTGGATATGGCCCTGCCACTAGAAGCGAATTGTGAATAGAAAAAAACAACAAGAACCATACCGTCATGACTTTCCCTTACTCTTGGACACGACACCGCCGTAACCCTCAAGGCATTGCGGCTCGGACGGCGGAGGGGTTTGCGGAACCGGTCGCCAGGATTCGCGGGCATGCCGCCTTCCAAGGTCTCGATCAGTATCGGGGAGGGGCCGAGATGTTGTTCCGCATAGACCGTGAGCTCATGCCGGGCCATCGTCTTTTTTCGGAAAGGAAGACGCAACCCCTCTTACTTCAAAATGCCAATCTGGCGGTTCTTCCCGCCTGCTCTGTTCCAGACTCCGCGCCAAAAGCTTGAAGTCGAACGGCTCCTTCGCGATTCGGGCTTCGACATTCCTGTCCGACGCCTTCGCCTGATCGAGATAATAGGCGAGCATCCCGTCTTGAAAGTGGAGGCGTTGCCGTCATTTGATGACCCCCGCCATGTGCGCGGCCATTGCCGCGAATACCAGACCGACAAACGGGACGCCAACGGCCATGATCACCGCTACCCGCCATTGAAGTTTTTCGATCTCTGCGTTGGCGTGCGCGATGTCCGCCGCCAGCCGCCCGGCCCGGTCCAAGAGACCGGCGCCAAGTCCGGCGATTTGCGAATCGAGGGCCGCGCCGGGCGAATCTTGCATGCGAAAACCCTTTTCAAATCATACCGCGAAGGTTGGGCTCGGGATATAGGGGAAGCCCCGAAAATTCGCGAGATTGTTGAACTTGAACGTGCATGTGTTTTGGCTGTGGTCGCACCCGAAATAAACGGTAAAGGCGTCGCCCGTGGCGGGAGCGTTCAAGAGCGCATAGGAAAGGTCAAGGACACACCGGCAATCGCGCCTTTGACGTTGACGCTCACGCCGGCGTTGACCCCCGACGAAAACGTGAGCGTCCCCTGGACGAAATTCGCGTTCGCGCCGGTCCAATTAATGACAAAACCCGTCGAGCCGGCTCCGACCGTCCCCGCCGTCCCGAACGCGCTCTTGATGAGCGTGCACCCGGAATCGTACAACACGTGCTTGCAGGCAGGCGAATAGACGTTCCGCGGCATTTGCAGATCGAGCAGGACTAGATCGGAATTGACGGTAATCTGCGCCGTCGTGCGGCCGACGTTATCGATCGCGCCAATCCGGCCTTTGAAGAGGATCACGCTTCCTATCGGGCTTGCGGTATCCGCCGGCGCCCAGGAATTCAAGAACGCCCGCTCGCGCTGAATCTCGCAGCCGTCGAACACGCCGTTTCGCAACGCTTGGAGAAAGGGGACGCCGCCAACCGTGTCCGTCGCTCTTGCGGATATGGTGATTTGCTGCTGATCGACTTCGAGGCCGGCGGCGCATTTGAATTTAAGACCATCCACGAGAACCGAGTTGGCCGCGTAGACGTAGCCATTCAGCGTCACCGGCAGATCGGCGTTGGTGTAGGTCAGGATCAAGCCGGTGAGCAGAGTAAAAGTATAGCAGTCGGCCACGATTGCTTGTGCGTCGGGCTCGGCGCGGAGCGCGTTGATGTACGCGATGAGCGCGGGCGAGGCGGCGCGCATGCCCTCAGAGCGCCCCAGGATCTTCGGCGTGCTCGGACTCGACGACGAACCAATCCTCGGCGAGCACGTCCGCGTGCGCCGCGACCCACGGGAGAACGTCGCCGGCCACCGTCACCATGTCGATGTGAGGAAGGTAGTTGAACCTGGTTCCGACATTCCGCGCGAACGCCAAGGGTCTTCCGGACTCGACGGTAGGCCCTTGCGTTCCGGGAACGAGAATGATTGCCGCGTCGCCATTTCTCCAGCCCGCGCGGGAAACCCGATCACCAACTTTCAAAGCTTCGATCGCTTCACCAATTGTCATAGGATTCTCATTTGATTAGCGGTCTATGGCTTGACACTGCGGAACTTCAAACTCTGCAGCTGCCATAAACCGTTCATGATGTTCTCGAAATCCGCTTGATCGTCGAGGAACCGGCAGTTGAAGGCGTAGGAAAAGCTCGCCGTGATCGCGACCAAGTTACCGGGCGCCGTCGTGAACGTGAGCGTATTCGGTGGCGTGAGAGTCCAGCCGGACGGTTGATTCACGCCGTTCAGGTAGACGTTCGCGATTGACGTGACCCACGACGCCGGCTCCGTCGCGCCGCCGAGCGTGCGAACGAAGGTGAAGGCCTTCGTGCTCCCATCCCCTGTCGCGATCGCCTGCCCGGTCACGACATTGTCCGTGGGATCGGTATAGAGGAATGTCCCTGATTGGCCTTGACATTGGATGTAGAGACCCATGAGCGATTGCAGGGAGTTCACCCCGAGGCCAGGGTAGGCGCCGCTCGAAATCCATGCCCTCGATCGTCAGCTCGAACTCATACAGCGTGACTGCGTAGAACGGCGATCGCACTTCGCGGCCCGACACATGCGAAGCCACGCGTGTTGAAAACGATGGCCGCTTGTGGACGCTCCAGGAAAGCCCAGGAAGAGCGGGAAAATTAAATGGCATCTGAACTCCACTTGGCGCGTCCGGCACCGGCGGCGTTAGAAACGGCCCCTTGCCGTTCAGCCAATTTCCCGCCGCCCAGTTCCCCGCATCGCCCCAAACTCCGGAAAGCTTCGGGAAGGTCGGGAACGGCCGCGCGTCCCAGTTCCATACCGAGCAAAACGCCGGCTCGATCATTTTTATGCCGGCGGAGGACACCGTATTGTGGCCCTCCTTGAACCAGTATTCGTAGATCGCCTGCAGCGCCAAGAGCTGAAGGTTTTGATCCGGCCTCGGCAGGAAGCCACTGCCATCGGCATTGCGCCACGTCGACCAGAATGGCGTGAAGCTTTCCGTCGATCCGGGGCTAAAGAACACGTTCGGCTGATTCGTACCTCTGTCGCATGCCGGGAACCCGTACTCGGTGAACACGATCGGCTTCGACTGCGCGATCCATTCCGTCGCCGGTCCTTTCGGCGCGTCGCCATGGCCGTCGCCGTCGTCGTAAAGCGCCTGATGGGCGTTGTTCCACCACCATCGGATCTGCTTGTTGCCAAGGATTTGTTGATTCGCGAAAAATTGGTGCCGCAATTGCGTCAGGCGGTCGCCTTCCGGCAGCGAGACCTGCAAATCGGAGCCGAGGGGATCGTTGCCGCGCCCGAGATTGGTGGAATCGAAATAGAACCAGTTGAATTTTTCGCCGGCCTCGATATTCGCCTTGAGATAGGCCTTCGAGTAAAGCGTTGGCGTTCCGGTCAGCCCAAGATTGCTCATCGTCGCCGGCGGCGGCGGCCATGCCGGGGCGGCGGTCACGATCCCGTAATCCGTCGCCGCCGTCACGACGCCGTCCGACGCGAGGCCGTAATCGACCATCGAGAGAGCGGATTGGGCCACGAGGCCATAATCGAGAAATGTATCGGTCGCCGCCGGCGCGCTCCAATTCGCAATATCGAGGTTATCGCTTAGCCCGACGCTTGGCTTGATCTCGCCGAAGCCCGTCGTCCAATCCGACAATGGCATGTAGTTATCGAAGCACACGAGATCGATGTTGGAATGCGCCCAGAGCTGATCGAGATGCGGCCATTGGCCGTCCGCGACTGGGAGTGCGGGGTTTGCGGCCGGATGCTGCCAGCCCATGAGATCCGACCAGTCGGCGGCGTAGGAAATCAGATTGTGGAGATTGACCGTATCCTTGGCGTATCCCGCCCCGTCGAACACGCTCCGGACATCGTCGGAAAGCGTGATCAATCCGGCGACGAAGGGGTAATCCCAAATTGCTTTGCCGCCTCCGTCCGTCGTGCCGGCAGCTGTCCATCCAGGACCGCGTATTGTTTCCAGGCCGCGAAACTCAGAACCAATAAGAAATAGATCGACTCCGCCAGCAACAATGCACAAATTAGCGTAATGCAGCACCATACGCCGGTAAGTAAAATCAGTAGACGATCCCGCATAGGACACCGTGTTGTTCGTAACGTCTCGCGTGAATTGCGATGGGGCGGCGGAGCCGAGGAACGCGGCGGCCGCGCTCGCGGCGGCCAGCGATACGTCCGGCGAATAGGTGATGCGTCCACGCCAGGGCTTGCCCGGTGCGTCCATCAGAATGAACGGATAGAAGACGACGCGAAACCCACGCGCCTTCAAATCCGAGATGCACTCGACGATCGATTGATCGGACGGCGTCCCACCGTAAGTGAAGGATCCGCCAGTCGTCGAGATCGGAATGAGGCCTGCCGAGGTCTCATCGAGCGATGAGCAGCGCCAATGATCGACGGTATAGGACGAGCCATTCCAATATTCAAACGCATTCGGCATCGTTGGCCATGGCAGCCCCGTCGCAGGGTTGATGATTGAGCCGTTATTGACGTAGGTGGTCGCGGGATAAATCTGGCACGCGGCGGCGTCAGTCGAATTCCCAAACCAGGCGCAGACAACCGCGACAGTCGTGCACGCGGGGAACGCGTCTTGAAGCTGGTCGATCGAATAGGAATAATCGGTTTTCGGCGGCCCTCCGGCAAAATAGAAATTCACGCCGGTCAGGGCCGCTTCAGTGACGCGCTGGCCTAGGCGGGCCGTCGTGGCGTAGCTGAACTCGCCCGTCGCCGGCAGCAGATTCACGCCGTTGACAAAACCCATGCCAGATCCGGCGGCTTTAGGCCGTGCCGAGCTTCGACAGCCCGACATGGGAGCCGGTGCGCACGCTTTCGTTGATCGTGCGCATGATGGTGCGGCCGTGATCGTTGAAGAATTGCTTGACGCTCCTCGAATCCATCGCCGTCACATTGAAATTCGCCGCATGGTGGACATGCACGGTGCCGCCGCCGGGCGCATTGGCGGCGCCGGAGATGACGCCTTGCGCCCATGGCGTAACGCCGGCGGGCACGACCATCTCGCCCTTGTGCACCAAGGCCAGCATGTCGGACGGAAGGCTCCAGGCGCCGACGTCGAGGGCGCCGACGCTGGCGCCAACCGCCAGTACAGTTGCCTCACCCGCCGCCGCTGGTCGCCGCCGCAGGCCCCATGACAGGCGAGAGAAAGCCGAAGATGCCCGCGAAAGTCTCGCTTGCTGAGGCCATGATGCTTTTCAATACGCCGCCGATTGTGGATGCTATGCCCGCCGTTGACCCGGTGGCTTCCGCCCCGGTCCGCGCGGCCACGCCGGCCGTGACGGCGGCGGTTTTCGCCGCCTCTCCCGTGGTCGTAGCGGCGGTCTGCGCCGCGACGCCCGCGAGCCAATCAGCGACCGTTTTCACCCTGGCCTGAATGAAGCCTTGGATGATCTGCAAGAGGATATTCCGTGCCGCGTCGCGAAGTCTCAACTGCCCCGTGATCATGCCGGTGATCGAGGACGACACGGTTGAACCAATCTGCTCGAAACTGCGTCTATAGTCCGCATAGATCTGCTGGTTGACATTGCGCTCGATTTCTTGCCTCCTAAGCGCGGATTGGCTGGCAAGTTCCTCGATCCGGCGCATAAGCAACGGTCCCTTGTTGATACGTGCTCTGCAGGAATTGGAGGTGCTGACGCTCGATGCCTTCACGTTGCGTCTCAAGCGCGAGAAGACTAGAAAGCTCTTCTTGGCGCGAGATTTGCGCCGTCTGGGCCTGTTCCTTGACGAGCGAGCTCTGCCCCTTCACGCCGTTCAAGGCGATATCATATCGGGTTTGTTCGTTTTGCCGCGCGATCGCGAGTTCGGTGTCGCTCGAGGTCTGCGCCGTTGTAATCTTCCGCGCCGCGTCGCTCGCGTAGGCTTGCGACAGCGAAGCGAACGTGGCGTTGATCTGTGCGGCACCGCTGCGCAACGCGCTGGTCGTTGCTTCCACCGCGGTTGTCGCTTGCTGCATCCCTTGTTGCAAGTCGGAAACGTCGGCGGTAAATTTTATCGTGACATCATCTGCCATCTACCATGGTCCTTGCTTCCGGTGTGGATTCAATCCAGAACGCCGACCCGAGGATGCACAAGATGCCTGCATCCCCTTGAGATGGTCGATTACCCAACTCTCTGATGTCGATCAACGTGGCAATTAGACCGCTGTCGACAATACGGCTCGCCAACAAATGGTGGCCATCCACCGTGCCGGCGACGACCCTGCTTCTCCCATCATTCCGCGGAGGGTACGTGTGCATTCTGGTGATTCATGTTCCAGCGAATGGTCATTCGGTCACGACGTGCGTAGACTGCACGGCATGTTCCCCCGGATCGCGGACCGGACGGGTTGCCGAAACCTCAAGGATTCCGGGTTGGTCCCAATCGCCTTCCAGGCGCAAGATCACGTATGCCCCATTTTCTACAGTGATCGCATTAGGAAGAGGAGCTAAATCAACCACCATTTCGGTGTACTTGAATCCTGAAACCATGATTTTCTTATCATTGATCGGAATGCCGCCAAAGCGTGCCCAGAAACCTTCAAGACCCTCGCGAGCGGTCCCATAGATTCGTCGAAATCCTTTGCGGCGCACCAGATCGATGCCAGAGCTGACGAGTTCGGAAGCAAGCGCGGATTTTCTAAATCTTTTCAGAACAGCAAGCCGTTCTATTTTCGCGAAATCATAGAAGAACCGTATCCTTATGCACCCGGCTGGCTCATCGTCAACGAACCCGATAAGTTGGGTTGCGCAGTGGTCATTACCGTCGAATTCTTCCGCGAACGGACAATATAAACAGCAGAACGAACCGAATAAACCATCAAAAGATCGTCGAAGCTGCGCGCGATCCTGACCTCTGGACGGCGGCTACGTGATTACCGGCGAACGACGCCTTTCAGCGGCGCACACTCTATCGCTTCGTATCTCGCCACGCCTGAGACATGTCTTTTTACCCGAAGGCAATCGCATCAAAACATTTTGGTGCGATCCGGGCGACGACACACGGATTCTTCAGGATGGGGCTTAGGTCTTTTTCAAGCTTACAAAACACGCTCTTATACCAAGGAAACCGCCCTGTGATTTTGTGGCCCTCGGATTAAGCGGCTTGGCGCTCTGCCTGTTCGGGGGTGATATACGCGGGGGCGAAATGGAGCCTTTGGCGATTGTCGTATCATTCCTCGCCGTTCAGTTCGTCGACGGCAGTCAAAAATTCCTCGCTCAGCTCCCTTGCCTTCGCCTCAAATTGCCGTTCAAGCTCGCGAAGCCGCGCTTCGAACCTGTAGCCCGCCTCGCGAAGCCGCACGACCTTGGCGCTAGCGTCGTTTCGATTCGTCACCTCGTGCGACGGCAGGCCAGATACTGTCTTTGTGCCGAATTCGCCAGCGCAGCTAGAGCGTTTCATCATTGCCGTCCTTCGCGCGCGCAAGAATGGCGGCGGCCCTCGTGCCAATATGGTCGGCCTGTCTCTCGCGTTTGAGTACGAGATCCGTATGCCACCGCGCTGCTTCGAGATGACGCATCCCATTTCGAAGAATTGCGCCTTGCAGATATTCGAGAAAGCACACCTTCCAGGAGCCGGTGAATCTGCTCAAGGCCTGCAACGACGGAATCGTGCTTTGGCCTTCGTTGTTTAAGTGCGCATTATCGCCGGCGATTCGAACCGCGTACCGCCTAGTCAATGACAGGTGATCGAGACTGCGGGGTTTGCGCCTTGCAACCGCTTGGAGGAGATTGAAATCCATGTCCCACCCGTGAGAATTGGTTCCATTTGTCTCTAATGACTATTAATATAGTTTAGGAGATGGATATGTCGGAAACTTCACGACGGGGTGTTGCGGTCGTGCAATGGCAGATTGTGGTTCCTCCCGCTCAATGTCGTGGGATTACCTCTTGCGCGACTCTCGCCGTCATCGCGGTCTCCGGACTTGGCGGCCGGGCCAATGGGTCATTCTCTTCGAGACCCGGTATTAGGTGAAAAATTCGAAATTCGAGCGAGGGCGACGCTGGTATATCCACAAGTCTGGAGTATGGTCATTAGGTTGGGACGTGCGCGGGCTGCACGACATTTCCCCCAGGATCGCGGACCGGCCGGGCCGCCGAAATCTCAAGGATTCCGGGCCGGTCCCAGTCGCCTTCCGGGCGCAGGATTACGTAGCCGCCGCTGTTGAGCGTGATTGCATCCTGGCTGGGCTCCATTTCAAGCAGCATTTCCGTGTAGTTGAAGCCTGAGAAAGAAAGCTTCCTGTCACTTCCCATCGACGTTGCTCCAAAACCCGCATAAAAGCCCTCAAGACCTTCGCGCGAATGCGCATAGAGTCTTCGAAAGCCTTTGCGGCGCGCCAGATCGACGACGGAGCGGCAAAGCTCGGAAGCGAGGCCGGACTTCCGGAACTTTTTCAATACAGCCAACCGTTCGAATTTCACGAAGTCGTGGAAAAATCGCGCCCGGATGCAACCGGCCGGTTCTCCCTCGATAAACCCGATAAGATGGGTAGCGCAGTGGTCGTTCCCGTCGAATTCTTCCGCGAACGGACACTCCTGTTCTGCAATATAAACGGCAGAGCGAACCGCATAAACCATCAAAAGATCGTCGAAGCTGCGTGCGATCCGGACCTCTGCACGGCGGTCGCTTTGCCGTTCGGCGACGACGGCATTTAGCTCCGGACGATCTATCGTCTTTGCGACGTTCATTGAAATGGCTCCAAGCTGAAATATTCGAAATTCGAGCGAGGGTGACGCTGGTATTTCCACAAGTCTGGCATGCCGAAGGCCCCCGCGACAAAACCGGTGTCTCGCATGAAGCGCATCCCACCGATCGTTGCTGGACGGGCAAAAATGTCGGCTTGCCGGTAAAGAGGGCGCTGAAGCCAGCGCATGACGTTACCCATGGCTCCAATCACGACCGCGGGGAGGCAAAGAGCCCAAAAATAAATTGCCGCGGGCGGCTCCCCTGGAAGAATCAAGACGTCCACTTCCGGTGCGCCGTAGGAGAAGGTGCCGGATCGGAGCTGCGCAAACCCAGCAGAATTGAGATACAGAAGAGCTGCAGCCCCCACAATTCGCTCATCGCGAACGACAGCGAGCACGCTGCCTCGATGATGGCGATGTACCCGGCGCGCGGACTCGCATCCATTGGCGATCCCGGGGATATGCCGTTCGGCCAATGCCGCAAGCTCTGGAAGCTCTTTGTCGTCGGCAATTCGCACCGCGTAGCGCCTGGTCAAGGGCAGGTGATCGAGACTGCGCGGTTTGCGCCCTGGAGACGCTTGGAGTCCATCGAAAACCATTGCCGCCCCGCGAGAATTTGTGCAATATTGTCTGTCGAATATTAGTATTGGTTCGGAGATTGATATGGCGGAAAATCCACGGCGGGGCGGTTCGGTCGCGCAACGTAAGATTGTGGACACATCCCGCTCCGTGTCGTGGGATTACCTCCGCCTCTTCCTAGCCTGTGCGGACAGCGGAAGCTTTCGGCGCGCCGGCAAGCGCTTGGCAATTGATGTGGCTACCGTGGTGCGACGAATCGACCGGCTAGAAGCCGCGATTGGACAGCGTTTATTCAATCGCCTGAATGCTGGCGTGACGCTAACCGACGACGGTAACTTGCTAGCCGCCGACGTGCGCGCCATGGAACGGTGCAGCCTCGATATCATTCGCCGCACCAAAATCGTCGATGAGCGTGTACGCGGCGTGGTGCGCGTTGCAATCTCCGAGGGCCTGGGCACTTATTGGTTAATGCCTAAACTCATCGAGTTCCAGTACGCTAACCGGATGCTCACATTCGAACTGAACTGCACCTTGGAATTGACAGATGTTTCCCGGTTGCAGGCCGACATTTCAATTCAGTTCAATCGGCCGTCTAACCCGGACATGATCGCAACACGCCTCGGCCGTCTGCACATCTTTCCATTCGTCGCCGAAAGCTATCAGCGGCTGTTCGGCCTGCCGGCATCATTGCACGATCTTCGTCACCATCGCCTGTTGCAGCAAGTCTCACCGCAACTTGAGGAATCTGTCTTTGTCGACAAACTGAATTTGCACAATTTTGAAGGAGCGGTCAGCATCCGGACCAATTCGAGCTCGGCTTTGCTCTACGCCGTTGAACGGGGTGCCGGAATCGGGTTTCTGGCGACCTTTGCTCTCGCTTTGGGCGCACGTTTAGTTCCTGTGGAAATCAGATTTACTCACTTCCATGACATCTGGCTAACTTATCACCCGGACCTTAAGAATTCCGTGAGACATATGGTGGTTGTCGGATGGTTACGCCGCGTTTTCGATCCCCAGCGCTATCCGTGCTTTAAGGACGAATTCATACATCCCGTCGCGTTGATTGAGCAAATGGCCGAGACAGCAGCCCCAGTGTACGGGCGAGGGTTTATCGCCGCCGAGCCCGGCTTTGATGATGGCGCACGCAATGTGCGGGTAACCCCTGCCGGATAATTACCCCAGGGCAAATCGAGTGAAGATGCGTTGACTGCACCCCGCATCGCCCGAAGAATTGTATCAGAACCCGCGTCAACACCGTCCCGAGCATGCCTGGGCTGGCATGACGTGCGTAATGAAGGGTTCGTGGACCATGCGCGTCCGGCCACTCCAAGACTCGTGCCATCGGATCTCGGGCACCGGATCTCGACGCCGGCATCACCCGATCGAAAGAAGCTCACCGACCGTCCGCCATCCGCACAAACCCGTCGGGAAACCGCGCGATAAGGCCGCCTATACCGCTCGGATCGCTTTCACTCCTCATGATTGGCCGTTCTTGCTTTTGCTCGATGCGATACACGCATTTCAAGATCTCATGGGTCGGCGGAAAATCGCGCCAATACGCAAAGAGACCGAGTACGTCGTGCAACGTCATTTCATCGATCTCCGCGGGCGTGTAGCCACAACCGGTCATGAGTCGTGCGTAAATGAAGCTGAAATCGATGCGGCGGGCGGATCCTTTGCTCAGACACCGCCCGCTTGAGCTTCCCCCAGCCCGGCATCTCCTTGCGCCGGTGTTTCAATAAATCCACCAAGGCGCAAGACCGTCGCCATTGCGGCGCCGATTTCCGGCGCTGTCGCCTCGATGTCGCCGAGCGAGGCGGCCGCGTCGGCATGATCGCGCCCCAGCGCGATTGCGACAATAGCTAGTGCGGCCGCGACATTGCCTTTTGTCTCGGCGGCGCTCGACATGAGGATCGGTTCGATTTCTTGAACTTGGCGCAAAGTCAAAGGTCGCACCGGCCACTCACGCGCGCCGAGCCGGATTGTCTCGGGCCGCGGCTGCATATTAAGAGACCTCCGCGAACGACCAAGTCATCACGTTGCCCGCAGCATCGGCGAAGCAGGAGAAATCGAATTCCGGCATGATGAAATCTTCAAGCTTTGTATGGAAGCTCAATTTGTTCGATGTGCAATTATTGAGCCTCAACGAAATGGCCTGGCCCTGAAACGTCGTGTAGAAAAGCGCCTGGAAGGTCGGCGTCGTCCCGAGAAGTTGATTGGCCACCGTGAATTTTTGACCCGCGCCCCCCACCGTGTAAGTGTAACTCGCCAAGATGGCCTTGCCGGCGTCCGCCGAATTGAACGTATACACTCCGGTCGATGTGTTCACGGAATATTGCCCTGCTGCGGGGGTCGACGCCACCAGGGTAAGCGGAAGACCGGTCGTCGCATAGAGGACGCCGGCATCGGCGACGAAGGTCGAGGAGTTAGCAACGGTAACTGTAAAGGGCGATGTGGCGGCGACCGTATCCGCTTCAGCGAAAGACGTCGCAACCTGACCGGCGGTTGGTACGACACCATAATAAAGATTGGCAAAGGCCATGCCGGAAATGCGAGCGACCTTGGCTTTTCCCGTCGTCTTGATCGTCCCGCGAGCGATCGCCACGGGGCGCTGAAACTGGCCTGTGAGTTCCTTAATCGTCGCGGATTCGTCGATAGTGACTTCCTGAACCAGGCCGAAATTGAGCGGCGTGGCGTTGGCGATGTCCGTGCGGGTTCCGAGCAGCACACCGGATCCGAAGGAATACATGGGCTAAGTCTCCTTGATGAATGCGGCGAGCCGCGATTTCAAATCTTGCGTTGCGGCAAGTACGAGGTTCCAGAGTTCCGTGTCGTGGCCCAGCCGCGTGCTGTTAAAGCTCTCGCAATGCCAACGGTCGATTAGCGCGGCAATTTCAGCGTGGCGCTGGAGCTCGGGGGCAATGATCGCGCCCGGCGAGGCTAGGGCATCTCCTTCCGGCATCGACAGGCTCCTATGGGAGAACGATCTTCACTGGCACGATCAAGAGTGCGTCGCCGTCGAGATCGCCCGGGTACTTCAAAGCCTTGCCATCAATCCTGCAATGGTAGGCCGTGCCATTCAGCGTGTTTCGTCCCAGCACACGGTCGCCTCCTGACAGCGCGAAGGCAGTATCGAGAGCGTCCATCACGCCATTGAGCAGCGCGGCGCCGACAATGCTTGGATCCTTGGCATTGAGATAAACGGTAGTGGGTCCATTTGAAATTCCGCCCTCTTGACGGTAGTGGAAAAGGTCTCGCAGCCGTGCCATATTAGCAGCATGGCAAAGCACCCGAAGCGCCCGCGTGATCCGGCTCAGCTCGCAAAACTGATTGTGGACATTGCGACCGGCGCCGTTCAGGATACCCCCGAATCTGATAAGGGGCCAATGTCGGCTCTTGGTAGATTTGGCGGCTTGAAGGGCGGTCGCGCGCGAGCTGATAAGTTGTCTTCGGAGCGACGCGTGGAAATAGCTAAGCAAGCCGCTGCCGCACGGTGGCGGAAGAATGACGGCTGAGATTGCTCTTTTAAATCGCCGAGCCTTGGCATTTGCCGCTGATAGCGCCGTGACCATAAGCGACGGCGTTAACGACAAAATTTATAATAGTTTTGAGAAGATATTCGAGCTGTCCCGCGTTATGCCGATCGGACTTATGGTATACAACGCAGTGGAGTTTGTTGGCGTACCAATTGATGTATTAACACGCAAGTTTCGAGCAGACTGTGATCGTGAGTTTAGTTCATGTGAACACGCTTGTAACGCGTTTTTGGAATATCTATGCCAGTTTAAACGAACAGATTATGATGAAGTAGAGCATTTCAGCGCAATTATCTCAGATAAAATAAAAGAAATAGCAAAAAACATGAAACACGCTTCCAGGATGCTATTTTTACAAAGCCACTTAAAGATACAAAGGTTGACTTAAAAGAACTAGATATTCAGGTTGTTTGCGAATTATTTAAAGAACACGAAGAGATTCACGGTAAGCGCCCACTAAGTGGGTTTTTGAAAAACACGACGATTGAAGAATTTAAAAACGTTTTCGGGAATGCCATCGACAATAACATTGCGGCTCATTTTGGTCGATTTAAGGATAATATAAAAGTAAAAGAAGCCATTAATTTATGGGCATTTTCCGCTCTTAAAAGTGACGTATTTTCTCGCAATTTCACTGGGTTAGTATTTGGAGGGTTTGGGTCAACAGACTTATTTCCATCGTTATACGCTATCGCTATAGATGGAATATACTTTGGAGATATCAAGAAAAAGATCACAAATAATGTTGATATTGATCGACGCGGCGATTGCGCGGCAATTGTTCCTTTCGCTCAATCAGAAATGGTGGAGAGATTTCTTTTTGGCGTAGATTCTGATTTAGAGAGCAAATTGTTAAGATTTATTTCTGCATCAAGCCAAGCTGCAATAGACAAGGTTGTGGCAACAACAGGGGTGGATTTGACAAATACCGGCCTAACGTCGGAAATATATACTAGTGAAGTAAAAAACTTATTGGAAAGGATGAAGAAAAGGTCTCAGCTCGAGACGTTAGACATGGTGAACTTTATGCCTATGCAAGAGCTTGCATATACGGCGGAAGCGTTTATTACATTAACATCTATAAAACGTAAGGTGTCAGCCCAACAAGAAACTGTCGGTGGCCCTATAGACGTTGCTGTAATAACGCGGAATGAGGGATTTATTTGGATAAAACGGAAGCACTACTTTGATACGGAACTAAATCCCGGGTATCACGTTCGTACATTTAAGGCAGCAACGACGGAGGGCGCCCATGGCAGGGCTAGAACGCAGAGTCGCCGAGGCAGACGCGCAGACCCGGTTCCGCTCGAATAAAAACCGTGTGAAAAGCGGGCCGGCGCCGTCTAATGAGCAGATTCTCTCAGAGGCGCTGGCGGAGTTTCGCAAAAAGATAGACAGAAAAATAAAAAGGGTTAAACGAACAGATCGTGCGTGACGTACAAGCATAAAAGGTCTATATAGAGAGCATGAATAAGCTCTCCTCCGCCGACCGTGCCCGCATCCTTCACCTTCTCTGCGAAGGCAGCTCAATTCGTTCTGTCACGCGGTTGCTGAACGTCGGCAAGAACACCGTCTCCCGCCTGATGGTTGACGCTGGCAAAGTCTGCGCAGCTTATCATGACGAACATGTGCGGAAACTAAAATCCACAAGAATTCAAGTAGATGAAGTATGGAGCTTCATTTACGCTAAGGAAAAAAACGTCGCCATAGCGAAGGCCGCTCCCGATGGCGCGGGCGACGTCTGGACCTGGACCGCGCTCGATGCCGACAGCAAATTGATCGCGGCATATTTCGTCGGCGGCCGGGATGGCGAAAGCGCAATGTGGTTTATCGACGGCTTGCGCCAGCGCCTCGCGAACCGCGTCCAACTAACCAGCGACGGTCATAAGTCGTATTTGGAAGCTGTTGAAGCGGCATTCGGGGCCGATGTGGACTATGCGCAGCTTGTGAAGCTCTATGGCGCGTCACCTGAGAGCGCTAAGGGCCGCTACAGCCCCGCGCAATGCACGGGAGCGCGCAAGGAAAGGATCGAAGGTAATCCTGATCCAGAGCACGTCTCGACTTCATATGTGGAGAGGAGCAATCTCACTTTCCGTATGCAAAACCGGCGTTTCACGCGGCTCACGAACGCATTCTCAAAGAAGCTCGAAAACCATGCCTATTCGGTTGCTCTCTTCGTCATGTTCTACAATTTTTGCCGCATCCATAAGACCCTTCGCGTCACGCCGGCAATGGCGGCCGGCGTGAGTGATCGGCTTTGGGAAGTTTCAGATATCGTCGCGCTGCTAGAAGCGGCCGAGGCGAAGCCCGCAAAACGCGGCCCATACAAAAAGATAGCAGCTTAAATTTCAAATGGACCCACTACCAGATAAACGAACAATTTGACTTCGATGATGCGCTTCGGAAGGGCAGTCTCGCTCCAGGAGTATGTTTCCTGACCGCCCTCGAAAAGAAAGCATGCGGGCCGACTCGCCGAGGGAACGTCGCTCCAAAGCTTGAGGCGCCTCGCTGGTCCAAGCGCCCAGGGATATGCACTGGCGACGATATTCATGAGTGCCCCAATGGCGCTCTCGCGTGGTGTCACCGCCATATGGCGTCCCTCAATGCTAAACTGCTTAAAAGCACAGGTTCGCGTGTCGATCGGCCCGAAAGAGAACCGTGCGCGGCGGTCAACCCGGCGCCAACGCTTCAAGGACAGCTTGTTTGAAGCCTGACTCTATGTCGTCGCGCATCTCCGCGAGAGAGCTGCCGAGATAGGATCGCGCCGGAATTGTCGAACCGCGATGGTGCACGCTTTTTGCGAAAATCTGGTCCCCTCCCATGCTGAAGGCCAAAGCCTTGGCTTTCACCGCAACGATATCGTGGGCCGCCGTCTTCCCGCCGAATTCCTGGATCGCCGCATATGGCACGCCGGCACTGGAAATCGAGACGGATGTATCTGATCCATCGTTCTCGATCGAGGAGATGATAGAGGCCGCAAGAGCGCCGGAACGGACCTGTAAGAGCTCGCCGGAGAGCTTTTGTTGAATTCGAGCTTCCAGAGCACCGCGAAGGGCATCTGCTTGGCCCAACAGCGCATCCTGCACGGCCTGCGCATCGAATTCGACTTCGATCATGGCATGACCACGCGACGATAGGGCGACAAGGCACTTGCCACGAAATCGGGAATATCCTTGACGATGAAAGCCATCGTCTCTTGTCCGCCGAGCGACTTCGAATGTTGACCAACGCGCGAACGATAAGCGTAACGCTCGGCCGCCCAATCCATGCAGCAGGATGCGAGATCGGCCGGCACGTAGCCATAGGTAAGATCCACCACGGAGCCCGCATCCGGTGGCGCAAACCTATAAACGCCATTCACGACCGCGTATTGCCCGGTGGCGGGACTCCCAGTGACTGCAGTTAATGAAACGCCATTCGAGTAAACAACGCCGCCGTCGCTCGCCCATTCGCCGTAAGGAGCCAGCGCCGAGAGGCTATACGGCGGCGTCGCGGGAATGACCACGCTTTCGTTCGTAATCTGGTAGCCCGCGCCATACGAGATCATGACGTTCTGGATGCCGCATGTGAAAACAAACCCGCGCAGCGACAACCTCTGCATAGCCCCTGGCGGGGTCGCAACGCGAGAATCTAGAACGTAGCCAATCTGAGCGCTCGCGCCAGCGACAAGTGGCGGCGAAGGAGGGATTGCCACGCCATCCACGATACAGGAAGAAATTCCGATGACCGGCCATTGCCGGAGCATAATCGAAACATCGTTGCCTCCATCATAGGTTTCGGTATAGGCCGACGGCAAAATCGCCGGCCGGTCGATAACATTGAAGATGGCTCGGCTGATTTGCGTAATCAATCGTGCGAGCAGAACATCGTCGTCGGTTCCTGTGATACCGAGCCAGCTTTTGAGATCGGCCAGGCTGACAAGATCGAAGGGAGATGCCATTGTCTACGACCCTGTTGTTTGGCACTTGACGTCCGCGGAGGACGCACCGTTGGGAAACCAGCCATGGTCCTATCAAAGGAGGCGCGCCCGGGCGGCGCTGCTAGAATATTGGAACCGCTCAGCCATGAAGTGCGCGGCGTGCCGCGGCGCGTAATTCTTCATTGGTGACAGGCAAGGCCACCGAGACTCCCTTCGCTTTGAGGAAAGCGAAAAGCGCCGGCCGGTTGAGGCCCGATATGTCCTGTTCTTGCTCGCCCCCGGTTTCCGTCTCGGGCGACGGATTCACGGTACCGGGGGCCGTTGCCGGCAAGCTGGCCCGGACGCCTTCGGCAGGAGGTACGTCGAGAGTGTGCCGGGGGCGCTCAAGCAAATGCAAGATCGTGTCCGGATGGGGCACGGCGTCGGTTGGCAAAGCGTCCTTGCCACCGTTCCATGGACGGAATCCATGCACCTTAAACACCTCGGCGGAACGGTCGTCTACCTCAACGGACCGGTCATCCCCGATTGGGACCTCGGCGCCATCATAAACAATCGAGGAAAGGCCGTCGGGAGCACGTAATTTGACCATCTGCGAAGAGCCCTGTCCTAAGCGAATTCGACATGTCCACTAACGTTGCGCTGCTGCGTGCCGTGCAATGTCTTGACGAGAACATAAAGCCCGGCCGTGAACGCGATTCCCGCCGCCGACGTGCGGGATACGTTCGTGCCGGGAGAAGCTAAAACTCTGAGGAGCGGCGTATCCGTGCTGTAAACCGGCGGCGTCGCCTTGTCGTAAAAAAGGACCATCGCGGGGCTGCCGTCGGAATTCCCGACATCGTATCCAAACAGCGTTCCGGAGCCGGCCTTCAACAGTACTGGAGTTTGGCCGAGCGTGTCGAATTGCGCCGCGGAATTTACCATCGCTTTATCTCCGTGAAATCCCGGATCCTGCGCGCGGCGGGATAGACGCCGCGCGCAGGATACTCAGCCGTTGCCGATATTGGTGATCAATGCCAGCGACGGTGGAAAATAGTTTTGCAAAACTTCGTCGGCATAGACTCCGTATTCGTATTTGCGGGTACGAAGCGGCCACTCGATCTGGTAATAATCCTGCCGTGTCCGGATTTGAACGACGTTGCCAACGCCGGCAAGCGGATAGGGCAACATCTTCGTCGTCATTAGGATGGTGCCCGCCGGCATGTTTGGATGCACCTTAATGTCGATGACACTGCCACCCTGCATCGAGAACCGGTTCAGATAAGTGCGCACCATGATGCCGCCACCCACCAAGTCCTGCGACGATTCGAAAACGAACCGCTGCGCGGCGGTCTGCGAACCCAACAGTATCTTCCTTGAAATGTTCAAGGCCTCCTGGGAATTGACCCACATCGTGTCGGGAGAAAGCCGGTAATTATCCCACATGGACTTTAGAGCAACATCGATCTCGACGATGCCGCCCGCGCTGTCCGAA